CCAAGGATAAGAAGAAGCTCAAGTGGTTGCTTTCGAAGCAATTACATACGTCAGCTTTCGGGCGCACAGCCGAAGGCACAGTCAAGTATGACGTAGAGGGGACTCGATTGTCCGGTGTAATCAATACTGGTCTGGGAAATTGCATCCTAGCATCAGAAATGTGCATAGCCTACTGTGATGAGAAAGACATCCGTTTTCGCTTGGCGAACAACGGGGATGATTGTGTGTTGTTCATCCATCGCAAAGATTTGTCTCGTTTCTCTGCAGGACTCAAAGAGTGGTTTAGGGACATGGGTTTCACTATGGTGGTGGAGGACCCGGTGTACGACCTTGAGAAAGTTGTATTCTGTCAGTCTCAGCCAGTGTGGGATGGGTTGTCGTGGACCATGGTCCGCGATCCTCGTACAGCACTTGCCAAAGACTGTGTGTCTCTGAAGCCTTGGCACAGCGCCAAGGGGTTTGAGAGCTGGATCAAAGGGGTGGGAATGTCAGGCACGTCTCTTGCTGGTGGCATTCCCATCTACGACGCTTTTTATAGCTCGTTTGTTCGCGCCGGTGGCGGCCGGACACCTAGACACGTTACTAATGAGGACGGAGGGTTGTATTGGCAGTCACGTGGCATGGCCCGCAGAGGGCTTAACGTAACTGATGAAGCCCGTCATTCTTTTTGGTTGGCATTCGGTGTCACTCCCGACATGCAACTTCAGCTTGAAAACCACTACTCACATATCACACCTACATACACACCACCCCAGGATGTTGGAATGGCATATCCTACTTGGGATTATGACTACCTGGAGTGTTAGTTCCTAGCGGAGACGCATCAATATCGATCCCCTTTAGCGCAGGGATACAAGCGTAATTGGGTCATGTCAATTAATGGACCAAACCGGTGCTCAACAGCTTAATACTTCCGGCCCTTCGGGGACACAACCAGCCTATGTCTTTTCGTTAGGTTGCTAGTGTGCTAAACAAAATGCCGAGAGACTGCACGGCTCCGCGGGCTGAGGACACAGCCTGTATGACATGATGGACAGTCCCGTTGTGGTGGCGGGATCCAATACACACCACTTTCACAATTTCGCATATTACTATTAATTTCTATTCAGCCACTGTCATCGTTAGACATGGCGCCAAAGAAGAACCAGGTAGCCAAGCAGATCCAGTCCCGCAAGCTAGGCCGTGGCCCGGGGGCGAAAAAGCAAACAACGATGCAAGTCGTGGTCGCCCCCCAAACGCGAGCCGTCCGAGCTACAGGACCGAGAGGCCAACGCCAGCAGTGCATGGTGTTGGAGATAAAGAAAGGATTCCAATCGTTTACCCTCCACCCGGACAACATTCCGTGGATGTCGGGGATCGCACCCTCGTTTCAGAGGTGGGGTCTCAACAACCTACGAATTTGGTACGAACCGAGGGTGTCGACGAGCACAAACGGGACAGTAGCGATGGCGGTCCTTTCGGACTTCAAGGACGCTACCCCGATCTCGTTCCAGTCACTCACATCAGTGACGGGAGTCACACGAGGAGCACCATGGGACAAATTCACTCTTTCCTCCCCAAAGTACCAGGTTTACGAGTACACAAAAGTCGCGGGGCTCTCATCTGAGGACCTCAACACGCGTGCACTTGGGCGCATTTTCACATACGCAGACATGGATGACGACACCATTGTCGCCGGTCGGGTTTACATTGAGTTCACACCCGTACTACTTGATCCAACTGACCCAGCATTGCAAGGTTAGGAGGCTGTGCCGCCAGGGCCAAAGACTTACGACGCCGCGTTTTTCGGTGCAACGTCTGAGCTACCTACACAGTTTGCTCCCCTTGGAATTGGTGGCACGTCTCAAATCAATAGTAGTCAGGGTGGTGGCATGTTGCTTTTCACCGAAGCCGAAACCGCTACTTACATAGTGAACATCTCCCCTGTTCCGTTGTACGTTATGGTGGGCGCTCGGTATCGCAGCATCACGCAACCCGGCTTCGGTCGACCATCCATGGTCAGGTTAGAGCATCCTAACAATCAAAGTACGATCGTTCAGTTCAATACAGTCACCCCTAGAGATTCAGATCTAGATTTCCAGAGCGTCATGTACATGGAGCCTGGTGATTACATAGGTATCAAATTTTCAAAGGATGTACTAACGAACACGACACCGTACATGGTTATTTTGGCATCGGACGACGCCTCAACGCTGCAGGAGTTGGCACGCCCACCGCGTGACGATTACGAAGGCGTAGAGGTTACGCCGTCTACGGAGGTGTCGGCCCACAACGTGCGGTGGACAGGTAACCCGACTGATGCTGATAAACTAGGAGCTGGTACAGCTCTCGATTCAGTTCCTGGGGTTACGTACAATCCAGCCACAGGAGTCGTGACAAATTACGGAGGGGTTTTTGGCGCAGTGTTGGTGACATATCAATCCACAACAGCGTTCAATTTCATCCGTGCTGGGCGTAGCGATGGCATCCTGAACAATCAGGGCCGCGTCTTCATGTGGATCGAGTTCGATCCTAACGTCCCAGCAGCTGTCGACTTCTTGTTGGTGCCCATCGTTGGAGGGAACCTCCAGGCAAGTATTATGTTCTTTCCTTACTCGTATGATAAGCGTTTTTCTGTTTAGTTTGCGATAATTCATGTTCAACTGGTCGTCCTATAGCGTGGACTAGAGGTGATGTGGAGCGGCTACGGCTCGGAAACATCACGGGGGAGACCCTGCCAGTGCGTATGGAGTTTCCGCACTTACGCGGCGCTCGGGCTGAAGAGCGTACCATAGAAGCAACAACGGCGATCATCCGGTCTGACAGGCGGCAAACAACCTAGAGGTTGGCCTAACTTTCGTCCTAGGGTTTCACTGAAGCATTGGAGCGCTTCGGTGGCTTCGCTCACACCAACACTTTGTTGGCGAGCACGTGTTGCACTCTGCTGTCACAACAGTAGCGGGAATGGGACAAAACATGCGTAGGCATGGGGCAGTCCACGATCCTTCCAAACTAGCG